AGCTGCAATTAAGCTTACCTATAATAGAAATAAAACTAAGATATTAAAAGTATCTCATTTCCCTATGGAGACTTTAAGAGCTGAAAAAGCTAACTCTAAAGGAATTATACAAGCATACTACTATCATCCTAAATGGTCTGACGCTAAACCTAGTGACAAGCCTAAAAGAATACCTTGTTTTAAACACGGAAGTAAATCACAAAGAGAAGAGATATATATAATTAAGCCTTACAGAAGTGGGTTTTACTATTACTCTACTCCTGATTACCAAGCTTGTTTACAATATGCTGATTTAGAATGTGAAGTATCTAACTACCATATATCTAATATACAAAATGGATTAGCTCCTAGTTTATTTATTAACTTTAACAATGGTATTCCTAACGAAGAAACTCAAGGTGCTATTGAAAGAAAGATTAATGATAAGTTTGCAGGTAGCTCTAATAGTGGTAAGACAATCATTGCATTTAACGAATCATCTGAAACACAAGCTAATATAGAAGCTATACACTTACCTGATGCTCACGCTCAATATCAATTCTTATCTGATGAAGCTAGAGAAAAGATTATGTTAGGTCACGGTATTGTATCTCCTATCTTATTAGGTATTAAGGACAACACAGGGTTTGGTAATAATGCAGAAGAATTAAGAACAGCATCTGTATTAATGGATAACGTTATTATTAGACCATTCCAAGATGAGATTAAATATTGTTTAGAAGATATATTAGAATTTAATGGTATCGTACAAGACTTATACTTTGTAACATTACAACCTATCGAGTTTACAGAACTAGATAACATATCTACTAAGATTAGAAAAGAAGAAGAAACTGGAGAGAAATTATCTTCACAATCTAACGAAGACTTTTCCGAAGAACAAGGAGATGATATGCTAGAGCAATTAGAGGGTCTAGGAGAGGTTCTAAGCGATGATTGGGAAGTTGTGCATAGTGAAAGATATGAAGAAGACTTAAGTGACGTTAAAATGGCTGAAATCAAGTCTAGCAATAAATCATCTAAAGAAGATAGTGATATCTATAAAATTAGATATGCTTATATGCCTGTAAGAAAGTCTCCTAATAGTAGAGATTTCTGTAAGAAGATGGAAGCGTTTACTTCTAGGAATATAGTGTTCAGAAAAGAAGATATTAATATGATGTCTTTTAGAGGAGTGAATAGTAAGTTAGGACATAATGGTCAGAATTATAGTTTGCTAAAATTCAAGGGAGGTAAAAATTGCCATCACTTTTGGGAACTTAGAGTATTTAAACTAAAAGGAGATAAAAGAGTAGACCCTGATTCAGCTTACGAGAAAGGTTTAAGCGAGCCTAACAATCCAAGTGAGATGGGAGAGAGAATGATTGACAGAGCAGACAACGGAGCATACAGAAGTACATTAAGTAAAATTAAAAACATATTAGGACTATGAAAGCATTATTCATAAGTATAGCAGACTTAAAAGCAAAATCTATTATAGATGGTAATACAGATGCAGATAAGCTAATTCATCAAATTGAGGTAGCACAAGATATGCATATACAAAACTATTTAGGTGGTAAACTATATGATAGGCTACAGGACTTAATATTATCAGGAGATATAGACTTACCTGCTAATAGTGATTATAAAGCTCTTAGAGACGTTTATATTAAGCCTATGCTAATATGGTTCACTCAGTTAGAGTACTTGCCATTTGCTATGTTTAAAATAGATAATGGAGGTATAAACAAGCATAGAGGACAAGAGTCAGATACAGTAGACTTTAGAGATGTAGATAGAATGCAAAGTAAGATTACAGATAGAGCTGAGTTCTATACTAAAAGATTCTTAGATTATATCTGCTTTAATAGTCAGAAGTTTCCTGAGTACAATAGTAATAGTAATGGAGATATGTATCCTGATAAAGATGCAGATAGCTTTTCAAGTTTCGTACTATAATGAGTGTGAAAGCAAAATATAAAACAAAAGTAAAGAATATAATTAAGCTAGAAGCTTTTTATAATAAGATTAATAAACAAACACAAAATAAAGATGGCAAACGAAATATATCCAGTTAGTTGGTGGGGTAGTCCAGTAGAGAATGGCTGGGGAGGTGTCTACTACAGTTACGCAAATAATTTTGAAGATGTTGTAATTCCTTTTGGAATGAATATACCTTTACCTTTTACTATGGAGACAAACGGAAGTTCTTATAGAGTATCTGAAGATTTTGATATAAAAACAAGAGCTAATATAACAGTGAATACAACTTACTATGTTGATTCTGTGTCTGGTAGTGATTCTAATGATGGGTTAACTGAATCTACACCATTACAAACATTTACAGCAGCTAATTCAAAAGGTGATGCTGACAGAATATATTTAAAAAGAGGTAGTTACTTTTATAAAAATCAAAGAACTAGACAAATATTAAGACCTGTAGAGGTTATAGCTTATGGAGAGGGAGATAAACCAATTATAACATCAGACGTAAGTAATCAATTTGGTTCTTTTTCTCAAACATCTAACTATTACTCTGCATCTGCTTCAGATTTTGTATCTAAAGTTTTTGATAAGTCAAGTTTAGATTTATATGGACAACCAATGGTTTATACAAATGCAGGAAGTATTGCAAATGTTGACTCAACTCAAGGTAGTTATGTTTGGATTGGAGGAGTAATTTACATTAGAACTTTTGATGATAGAACTCCAGATTCTAGCTTAATATATTTAGATAACCAATGTTATGGGCCAACACTAGATGTCTCTCAATACTTTGAGGATATAGACTTTTTTGGTAGTGTTCAAATGCAGAATAGTTCTTCAGCTGGAGGTGCTAAATCTTATTTCTTAAATTGTGATTTAAAATACGGAGAACATCAAGTATTTGGTCAAGATGAATCTATCTTTCAAAATTGTAATGTAGAATCACTAACTGGAGATGCTTTAAATATAGATGATAGAAATAGTGTTTCAAGTAATGTGTACGAGGTAAGTTCATTTTTCACCAATTACAAAAAAGGACAAACAAACTCTCAAGGGTCTACTTTACACGGATTATCAAGTGCATTAAGTATAGATAGTACATACACAAAGACTGGTGGGCAATGTATTGGTGATACTGGAACTGGTCAAAGGTATATATTAGGGTGTTCTTTAGGAGACTCTGTTGCTGGAGTTTCTCTAGTCACTCAGAATAAATGTTACATAGAAGGAAGTAATTTACATACAGACGCTATTTCAATAGAAATATCTTCAACTGGTGTTGTTTGTTATGAAAACAATACTCTAGATGGTATTGTAGATAGTCAAGGTGAGTATAATCCATATTTGGGTAGTGAGCTAGTTCCAAATGGTAACTTTTCCACTAATAGTGATTGGATATTAGATACTGGTTGGAGTATAGACCAAGCTAATAATAAAGCAACTATTGATGGTAGTCAAACATCAACATCATCATTACAATCAGGTCGTGTAACTGGTGTTCAAAATGAGTTAGTAAAATTATCTTTTGAAATTAAGGATTATTCTGCTGGAGCAGTTTCGGTAACTTTACAAGGAACAGGCGCTCTTGAGTTTAATAGTCTTGCTGCTGATGGAGTTTATGAAGCATTTGCAACATCCTCAGAATTATCACCAAGAGTTGCAGTAAATGCTAATTCATCGTTCGTAGGTTCTGTAGCAAATGTATCAATTAAAAAAGTTTGTTAACCTTAGTATTCTAATACAACTAACCAATGAAACTAGCACTACTAAAAATACTAGAAATAATACTACCTCAATTTATTAAGTCTATCTTTAAGAAGAAAGAAAAGAAGAGGTTAATAATAGAATTAGAAAACCACGATGTATTCTCTACTCTTGATAGGGTTAGAAATGAAGTGGCTAATTTAAAGTTTTATACTCACGGAGAGTATGATAAAGTAAAAACTAGGATGTGCTATGATTTCACTAAACATAAGTCTATTAAGTGTTCTGCTAGAATGTTAGAGATTGTAAGAACTAAGGATATAGATACTATGGATAGAGATAAGTTAAAGAAGTTTATACTTCTAGAACAAGGAGATATGCATAGAGAATACATTAAAGCTATAAGAATAGAGTGGGACTTAAAAGGAGTTAGTCCTCAAGACGTAGATTACGTTATACATTTATTTGAAAAGTTTAGATACGATGTAATAGTTTCTTTCGAGCATAGAATAAACTCTATATTTGGAAGTAGTTACAATAAAGATAATTTTACCTTAATGCTTGCAGTACTAGAGATGTGGGCAATGGGA